CCAGAAGACTCAACTCCAAGCTTGCCATTGCGACCGCGACGTAGTGGCATGATCGCTTCAGGACCAGCCTCTCCCATCAAGCCAAAACGACCTGACCCACCATTTGCATACTCAAAGAACGTTGGCTTTTTGACAATGCCGCCTTTGGCGTACGGGACGATTTTGTTTTTAGCAAAAACCAATCCATTACCAGCAATTGTTCCAATACTTCCAGGCAACGTAGTTGGAGGAGTCGTGCCCTTAGTAGGGGCAGGGGCAGGCCCAGTGCCGCCCATCATTGAGCCAATAATCATCTGCACAAATTCCAGGGCAGCAAGTTTGAGCGCTTCTGCGGCGATTCGAGCTGCCATGTCAACGAAGTGATCCCCGACACTTTTAAAGAAGCTTGCTAGTGCCTGCTTACCAGTCATTGAGCCATCAATAACCCCCTTAAATGAAGTTTTAAACGCCTCGCCCATCGCTTGAGCGGCGTCCTTGACCTGATTCAAGGGATCGAGAAGCTTTTTGAGAGCTTCTTCTTGCTTCCCAATTAAGTCATCTAGGCCCTCCATAAAAGTTGGCTTTGTTGGCTTTTTATTTAATTCTCCAGCGTCCTGCTTAGCCCCTGCTTCTTGGCTGGAAAGCCGGCCCCTTGCTTCCTCGTAAGCTCTAATCTGTTCCCTAATGGCCTTAGTCGTTTCATCTTCAACCTTTAGTCCATTTAGCTGTGCTTTTAAATATTCAATTCTTTCGTCCAGGAGCTTGCGCTGAGCGCCAATAATTTCTTCAATTTTTACATACTCTCTTGCAAGGCCCTCGTCTACACCTTGCTCTACAAGCTCATTTACCCTTTTTCGAGTTTCTATTTCTTTGCTGTAGCTATTCAGAAGGTCTTCTACAGGCTTCTTGATGCTTTCCAGCATGTCTTTTTCTGCCTCTATAATATCTTTTACACGTTGACGATGCTCGAACCTTGCCTGTTCCTGCATATTAATACGCTTAAATTTGTCTTCTACTTCTGCGGCGGCAGCTAAAAGATCAAGCTCAAGCTGTACCAATGACTGCTTAATCTTCTGCTCGTTTTCAATTGTTTCGCGCATTTGACGGCGCAAATTAAGTTCAACCTCGCTCATTGGAGCCGTGCCGCTTCCGCTTCCACTTGGATCTGCATCAGGATCGTCGAAGTTAGTTGGGGTGTAAGACATTGGAGCGTTAGTAGCCCGTCCAGTTATGGGGTCATATGTAATGCCTGAGACGGTGTAGGGAGTTGCAATTGCCATTGCTAACTCCAGGTCTTTAGCAGCCGCTTCCGCTATGCGCAGCTGACGAGTGAGAGATTGCAACAGGCGGTTGCTGCCTGCATTTTCTTTCCGCTCTTCTAGCTCTTTAATGTTTTTATTTAACTCACGAAGCCTGTCATTGGCTTCCTCGTTGGTTGTTTCTCCAGCAATGACTGACTTGTTGAACTCTGCGTTCTTTTTGGTGTGTTTAACCAAAGCAAGCGTTGCAGCTGTGATGCCTGCGGCCAACGCGACCCAAGGATTGAGCAACGATGCAGCGGTAAAGCCCTTCATTGCAACAGTGGCCTTGCCAAACGCAGTCCCAAGTGCTGTTGCAATCCCTATAAGATTCTGCAAAGCCAATGCAATGCCAGCTGCACCGGCAACAATCAAAAGCTCTTTGAAGTTTGCAATTAAGAACGAAGACACATCTAAAAGCGCGTTCATTCCATTCGCTGCCGCAACTGCAAGTGTCTTAATTGCAGGAAGTATGTCGAGAACAAACTTGCCGAAAGCTTGCTGCAGCTGAGCACCAATCGGCTGCAAAGCCTCGCCAACTTCACGACGCACTTGGTCGAAGGCAACAGCTGCTTTTGCCCCTGCGTCTGCACTACTATCTGCGATTTTGCGTGCAGTTTCTTCATATTCAGGGCCAAGACTAATGATAAATTTCATCAACTGATCAAGCCCAACCGTTCCCGCTTTAAATGCTTTTTGAAGCTGAGGCAGTGTCATATTGTTCGCCTCTGCAAACTTGGTGACAGCGCCAGGCAATCTTTCACCCAGCTGACCGGAGAGTTCTTCAGCGCTGACCTTGCCTTTAGAGAAAGTCTGCACCATGGCCGTTATTGCAGAATCAACGTCTTGCGCTCCACCGCCTGTTGCCTTGATTGCAGAAGTAATATTTCTGAATACAACTTCTGCATCTCCAATATTGCCACCTGCGCCAATAACTGCAGCAGCAAGGCGTGTGATGCCTTTAGTTGATACATCCAAGGGAACATTAAAGTCCCTAGTAACGTCTGCTGCAGCTTTAATGCCTAATTGATAATTGCCGAGGCTAGACGCAACATCTACGTTGCCAAACTCATCAGTTACCTTGGTGACGCCTTCCAGGGCAATCTCAAGCTTTTGCAGCTGGGCTGCATAGTCAGAAGTCGCGCCGAGCGCCTCTCGCACCATTTTGACTTGAGCACCAATTGCTGCACCTGCAGCAACACCAGCGACACCACCTACGGCGCCACCAACTGCAGCACCCAATGCGCCCTCAGGACCACCGAATACACCACCAGCGGCAATACCGCCTAACCCTTGCGCAATGCCACCAATCGTTGGACGACGACGACGCTTATTTAGCTTTTCAAGGCGACGATCTACTTTTTCAATCTCTTTGCCAAGTTCACGGAAGTCTTGGCTGGTGGGATCAAGACCGGCTCGCAGCTGCGCAAATGCATTTCTTTGCGCTTGCAGGCTGTTAATGCTTCCGTTAGATGCAGCAGTTGCTGCCTTGATATCGCGAGTTACCTCTTGATAACTCTTGCCCATGCGATCAATGTCAGCGCTGATTCCAGCCATGCCGATATCGCCAATGCTGCGATATAGGCCACTGATTTCTCGTACAGGTTGTTGTACTAAAGAGGCTCTGGCCGAGCCTCCTGCAATCATTGCGCCTGTGCCTGGATCTCTGGTGCCTACTGCGCCCGCCTGAGCTGCTTGGATGCCAGCAAGTTTTGCTGCTCTACGCTCAGCACGTTCTTGAGCCCTTGAAAGCTCATCAAAAGCCTTGCTGCTAATTCCTAGTACTTGATTTAGTTCCTCCTGAGCTTCTTTCAGTCGATTACTAGTTGTAATGTATTCCTTGCTTCCAACGTCAATGTTGTCGATATCTTGAGCAAGCTCGGCAATCTTTTGCTTAAGAGCGGCAGTTGTATGAGTGTTTTCAATATTGATTTTTGACGAGCTTACCGCTTGCGCGGCTGCAGCCTTGTTCATCGCAACAACATTGCCAGCGATGACGGCCTGTCTTTGCTGCGACCTTGTGAATTCTTGGGTTACTGCATTTAAGCGAACGAGCCGTTGCGTGTACTCAGCAGAAGAAACCGCAGACTTCTGCAGCATTTCTTGCTGCGCTTGAAGCTGCCGAGTTGTTTTTTCTGGAACGGCAGAAGTAAATTGAGCTGCTAACTGCTTTGTTGTTGCAGGCTTTTTGGCAACCTCGTCTTCCTTACGACTCAATCGATCAAGCGACTGAGTCAAAGTATCAATGTCTTTGCCTAGCCTTTTATAAACAGTGCTGCCAATGCTTGCTTGGGCCTTGAGACCCTTAAACGCATCAATCTGCCCGCGTATTGACTGCTGACTTACATTGCTTGCTTTTGCTACCTGTACAATCTCTTTTCTTAATCCTTCGAGTTGCTTATCACTCGCGTTTGAAGCCTGACCAAGAGTGCGCAAGGCACTTTTAAGTGCGGTAACGCTATCTAGACCCTGAGCCTCCAGCTTAATTAGAAGGTCGCTAACAGTCTTAGCCATCTGCCTTCTTGCTGAATTCGGTCAATGCTGCGGATTCCATGATGCGGAGACCCTCTAGCACTTCGCGACGGTTCTCCACATCATAAAGGTCAAAAAGCCCCCCGGAAACCAGCAGCACGTCATATCGCAAACCCACATAACCAGCCATGCTGACGGTCCATTGGGTCTGCATACGCAGAAACATCATCACGGTATCCCAGTTCTCTTCCCAAACCTCAAAGTCAGCTGACTCTTCTTTTTTTGGTGCTGGCAGTTCTATGCCAAAAGCGGCAGCATCATCCTGAGTGTTGTCCTCAATAACTTTGCCGCCAGAAGCCCAGTAGACCGCAGCCTCTTTTAGTTTCCCGCTTGCGCCTCGCCGTAAGTTTTGGTGTAAGCAGCAAGCACCGCTTTCAGCCAATCCACGTCATCAGCGAAATCATCAAGCTCGGCCTCGGAAAACTTGATCTCATCACCGTCCTCATCC